AATGCTGCGCCAGCCGGACCACCTATTGCGCCACCAAGTGCTCCGCCGCCTAGCCCGCCAATGCCGCCGAGTGCAGCTCCTACGCCTGGAATTGCAGCGCCAGCTGCGCCGCCTGCTAATGTTCCTAGTAAGCCAGCTTTTAAATCTTCATCGCCTTCTACGTCATCTTTACCTGGAATTTCTGGGTCGTCTCCCATTGCTGTGCGAAACTTTTCCATGTCTCCACGCATTCCTAGACTTGGTGCTGATAGAGTCGGTTTATCCTGCATTCCTGCGTTTCCTTGCATTGCTGCAATCATGTCGCTAATTTCGGCACCTGTTTCTGCGCTAATAGAAATTGTAGCGGCTTCGTTTAATTTTGTCTTTTCAGATGTTTCTATATCTGTCATCTGCTTTATAAGTTTTTTCATATCCATGTTGTTAGCCTCCTACAACTGCTTTAGTATTTTCTTCCATCTCAATGTCTTTTGACTCGCCTTTAGGAGCGCCTGCAGATGGTTCGTGATCTCTTTCTTTACGTGCTGTTTCTAATTCTTTAAGTAAGCTCATTACACGTTCACCTGCGACATCAGTTTGTGCGCTTTCGCCGCCCATGTCTTCGGTATTCAGTAATGATTCGTAAGGTGCATCATCTTTTGTTTCTTGATATTCTTCTCTAGGATCATTTGTATTTCTAACAATTAAATGACTTTGTTCAACACCGCAACATGTACCCAAGTATTCTTGTAATACTTGACTTGTAGTCGGATATTCTACTTCTGCTTCAAAATAGGTAACTTCCATATTTTGTAATTGAGGGAAATCTAATGGACGTTCCTGGATTGGAGTTTTTTTGCCTGCGGACATATTAACTACACTAAATTTCTTTAGAGCTGTTTCTAATTTATCTACACAGTCGTCTGGACAATCTCCAGCAACTCCTATTTTAAATTCATAAGTCTTTTTTGACTCTGTAAGTATTTCTTTAAATGATCTCATTGCACACTGATCCTATTGTTATATATTATTTATCTTTATCCAGGCCTTTTAATCTTTCTAATAGGCTATTCCTATCAGTAACTACATAGCCTTCTCCGTTAACTATGTCGCCATCGGCAGAACCTGAATCTTTATCCTGCTTTTCTTTTTTTAGTTGTAGCTCAATCATCTTTAATTTTTTATCAAGCTTTGCTGTTTTTGCATCTAGTGTTGTTTTAAGCATGCCACCTGCTACTTCAAATACCCTACCACTATATCGACTTTCTACGTTCATTCCTAAATCCATTAGATCTTCATACGCTTGCATAGCTTTATCAGCTATATCATTGAGCTCTTTATCTGCCATTTCGCCTAAGCCCTTAACAGCAGGCAATGCAGAACTAATTTTATCAAATTCAGCAATGTCACGCATAGTTTTATTCTTCTCTTCTATTTCGTGCATTTTTTGATCTGCTTCTTGTGCTTCTGCTTGTTCTATTATTTCTTTAGAATCAGGTAAATTTAGTAGGTCTTCTAATTTTTTAGTCATTTAAACTTTCCATTATATACTACTATTATTTATCGTCTACGACCATTATGAAATATATCTTCCTCAGTAACGATTCTAAATAATATTCGCTTTTGTTTACACCATGCTCTAGCTGCTTCCCACTTTGCTTGATTTACTACATAATGGGCCTGATTATGTTTACTGTTTCCTAGTTTATCTCGTCGTGCTTGGCTCAACGGTTTAACTTCTATAAGTTCTACTCGCTGTTTCCCTCCCTTATCATTATATGCAATAAAAAAGTCAGGCACATATATAGTTTGCTTACCTGTTAATGGATTTCTATAAGGAATACGTATTGCTTCACTTGCCCATTGGCTTACACTTGGATGCTCATCGCAAAATTTCATAAATGTAAATTCCCAGCCTGATCTATATGTTGGTGATTTAGTACCTACATATTTGGCTGGATTTTTGAGATTGTACTTTCCTTGTGCAAATCTTGACATTAGTAAACAACATTTCTCTCATCAAAAAGTGCAGTTTCTGCAGAAGTTTTATATCCTAATGTGGATGTCTTCTTCCTATACAAGTTTAATATTTGAGATACAACGTCAGTAAGTTCAATTTCTTTTAATCCTTTTAGGGTATCTAAAAGGACGTACACAGGAACTTTATCTATTTGTGCTTGTTGTAAAAATATTGCTGCTGTATTAACTGCTGATACTTTGTCAAATCCTCGTTTCAAAAAATATCCTACTACAGCACTTACATCGCTTGCATTATAAGAAATTGATTCTTTAAAGTAATTAGAAAAAATAACCTGAGTTTCTTCTTGTGTAAGTTCTTGGGGATTATCGCTAACTGCCATGTTATTCTCCTAGTGCGCTTTTCATAAAATTAAATAATTTAAAGTCGCCAGCAAATGCTAATGATTGTATATCAGATAGTATAATATTTTTTTGTTCTGCTGTTAAGCGGTTATATCCTGTAAGGTCTAGTCCTTCAACAAATCCTGTATTCAGTACTTTAGCAAGAAAACTGTTAAATGCTGCAGGATTGTCAACTAGCCTATTCCAAGTTGACTCAGGGTCTCCTGTTTTTTTACTTGCAGGTAGTCTAACATCCGGAATGAAGCTGTTTTGCTGGTCTCTAACAGGAGTAAAATATCCCGGAATAGTACTAGAAGTTCTAGGTGTAGTGTTAGTATTTCTTAAAATTGTGTTTGTTAAAATATTACCGGCAGCAGCTTTTGCAAATGAATTTACAATAGGACTCTTAATACCAAATGAATCAATTACATTATTTAAAACAGGTCCAAGGAAATTATCAATTACGTTAGGAACGGAACTGGTTTTAGAGCCTAATGGACTAAATGTATTATCGTACATTGTTTCAGGATCAGTAAAGTTTGTAGGTTCACTATTTTCTCCTATTAATCCGTTGTCATACATAACAGACTCGTAAGCAATAGAAATTGTGTTTTCATTAAAACTACTACCGTCTGCACTATCAACTCCGCCATGATTCCAAGCACTAAGTAAAGGATTAACAAGAGTATAACTAAACCAATTTTGTAAACTCAGTTGATATATTTTTATTGTTGAAAAGAATGGTTTTTCATAAAAGTTATTTAAACCATAGTTTGGTGTACGTGGTGAATATTTGTCTCTTGGTGCAAAACTTCCATCAGTAGTAGATGTAGATGAACTTAATGAATGATTTCCGTCTTGGAAATAGAATCTATAATACTCTTCTAACATTGCCCTTGTTGAGCCTAGATTATCATCGTGCAGTACAAGATTAACATCTTGATAATCTATTCTAGTCTGCATATTCTTTTTGCGATTGTATTGTTGCTTATTTTGTATGTCTGCCCTAAAACCGGGTAAATCTGCTGACTTTACTAGCACTCCAATTTGTTTTTGGAATTGTTTCATATTTGAAGAATAACTTACATCATCAGTAACTTCAAAAACAACATGATAAAGAAACTTTGTTTTAGGTGCAAATATATGCCCATAGTCAGTAAACAGCTGGTGAGCATGTTGTGCATCGCGCAAGTGAGTGTTTAAGTCTTGTTTTAAATAATTGTTGAACCAGTTCATACTAATATTTATCCTCACTTATTCGGTGCGTATATAATAAAAAAGCAGGAATCATTTGACCCCTGCTTCTTAAATTACAAGATACCCAATTACTAAGCTATTAGCCAGTTACTTGAGTACCGCCTACGCCGTCTGCTGCAATTCTAGATACTACTTCACCAACACCAGTAAACTGCTCGTCTGCGCCATACTGGATAGCATTGTCATAACGAATAGAAAGTGTTGTAGTTACTGCATCACTTGTAGCATATGCTAGTGTATTATAGTTTGCTGATTCTAAATAACAACCCACTAGTTGGAATCTATCAATTACATTTGAACCGTTTGCGCCGTTGCCGCCGTCTAAGATTTCAATTTTTGTAATAAATTTATATGTACCCCCTGATACAGCACTTGATTGTTCAAAGAAGTCAAACTGTCTTTGAAGCTGCTGACCAATGATTTTCTGTACATTGTTATTTGCATCTTCACGTAAAGTGATTGTAATTGGATCCCATGTGTGTTTACCAGCAAGATAGCTTCTTGAATTATAAGCATCAATAGTCATTTGTTCAAACGATAAGTTTGGACGAGTTACGTCAACTACCTGTCTTGTAATTTCACGGATACCGTCAGCACCACCTGTTGTACCAAAATTTTCAAACAATACTCTAAAACGGTATTGTAATTTAGGCATGAGTAGTGAACTATTGCTTCCGCCACCATCTTCTGTTGGAATCGAAATATTTGTTAATGTTGTAATTGGCATTCTTGTTCTCCTGTTACAGTTGTATTTATGCAATTTAAGAGTGGGATTTCTCCCACTCTATAAAGTACGCATATTATCCCAGAGCTGCAATCTCTCCTGTATTCTTAAGTCTTAATGGAATGTAAATGAATTCAATTGCTTTTACTGGCTCAATTGCAATATCCAAATACAGCTCGTTTCTGTCTACTCTCGCAGGAGTATTGTTTGATTCGTCACACACAACTAAGAAGTCATACAATGCTCTTAGTCCGACCAATTCAATTAGCAACTGATCTGCTGCTGATTTAATTTGATCACGTGTAATTTTATCATTTGGTTCAAACAAGTAAGGTCTTGCAAGTAATTCTAATTGTCCACGTAAGTAAACAACTAAACGTGCTACGTTAACCCTATCTAATGCAGACGCATTTCTTGCTCTTGTTTTCTGACCAAATACAACTAATCCTGCTCCGCTTATAAACGTAATTGGATTAATTTGTGCTGAGTATAACGTATCGCGTTGTCCTGTGTTTAGTGCAACACCTATAAATTCTCCTTCAGCATTAATATAACCTGAACTTGAAGCATTTGTTACGCCGCCACGTCTTGTACCTGCTGGAGCAAACCAGGGGAATGCTACTTGGTCATTAAGTACAAGTGTGCGTAGTGCCATATGTGATGCTGGAACTACAACATTGTTTCCAAAGTTATCACTTGAAAAGCCTGCTGGATAGTACATACCTAAATATTCATCTTTAGATACACCACCTAAATCATTGTCTTCTAGTGCGCCTCTTACGTTATTAGCCCACTCATTTAATGATGTAGCATCTGGTGTTAAACGTAATGGCGTATCTCCTACAACAAAAGCAGTTAAGCGTCTGTCATAGTTAAGTGTAACCATTTCACCAATTAGTTCAGGATATCCTGGTGTTGCCATTAAGTTAAACTGACGACTTTCTTCGTCACGTATATCTTGATTGCTGTTAACCAGTGCCTGTAATGCTTGTACAACACTCTTACGTTGTGCATGACGTCCAAATGTTCCTGAACCATCTGCATTGTTTCCTGAGTCAGTTACCCATCTATGTGGATAGTAACTAGCCATAGGCTGATCAATAACATCTGCTGGATCTGCACTTTGTGGATCATCTACTTCAAAGCGTTGATTTGAACCTGCAACATCAATTGAATTTAATACAAATTTCTTAACATTAAATCCGCTTCTGCGTGTGTTCCATAGCAACATACCTTTTGGATATAGTGCAGGATCTGGAGCATCTGGATCTAAGTAATCGTTATCAAGTAAATCATTAATATTTGCTGGTGCATATGGGCCTGCTGCGCTTCCGCCGCTAGTGCTCCAACGTGCGTCTGCAAATAACATACCTGCTTCAGTAGTTTGGTCTGTTTTATCTACTAATACCCATTCAGATGATGTACCATTCCAACGGTATACTAGTGGATAGTTTTCTAAGTCAGCTGTGCTAACCCATATGTCTCCATCTACTAACGGTGTTGTATCTGACTGTGTTGTTGGCTTTGATGCACTGACAATTGGACCACTTGGATCTGTGTCTGCATAGTCTGCATGTAGTTTTGATAACCTACCCATGTAGTACCATTGTGAATCATAATATCAACATCGTCAACTGTTGAGCTATACCAACGTTGTCCATCTGATGTTAGTGCTAATGGCTCTGCTGGTGATGCAGTGTATGTTAATGGCTTCCAATTAGAAGCAACTAAACTATGCGTAGCATCGCCTGTTGGTGCAACATATAAGTTTGCCGTAGCAACATCTTTGTTGCTCTCGTTAGCAGTAAGACCAGCAAATCCCATGTCATTTAAAAGACCGTCTGTGTCTACAATACGGAAATCTCCGCCTAACTTGTGCTCAATAACAACTCTATTTTGTGCATTAACATACGCTACAATGTTTGTAAAGTTAGCAGCGTTAATAGCGCCTGCTACAGTATCTGCATCTGCTGTTGTACCGTTAATAACTACACCACTTATAGCTTTACTTGTAAGTGTTACAGAATTTTTTATTGTTTCAGCAATTGTAAATGCCTTTGTACCAGTTGTTAGTTGTGAAGCAATTTTGTCTGATACAATTGAAGTTGCTCCTACTGCGGCTCTATAATGAATTTTATAGTTTGCTATAGTTGGTGTTTCTTCATCAATATTTACTCTTACATACAAATCGTCTGTAAGTAAATTTTCACCGCCACCTGTTTTATCTAATGACATTAGCGCAGCTTGGTTGCTCGTATATAACGGAGCAGAAACATTATTCCAAAGTTGTGTATCTGTGCTGTATTGTTTAATTCTCCAGTTAGCGCCACCGTTTGGTACTGTGGTTTTCACCCACAAGCTACCGGTTGGTGCTGGTGTTGTGTCGCCAGTTTTATAAGTAGGTACACTTGTATGCGGAGCAATAGTTAATCTTGGTACACCGTATGTACCGTTATCAATTCCTAAGCCGCCTGCTGCTGAATCAGCAAGTCCTGTAAGTGAACCTTGTCCGCCGCCAACTACAATCTTTCCGTCTGCATCGCTACCGTTTGAAGTTGCAGTTGAATCACCGTAAATTTCTAATACGCCGTCTACTGCCGCTGCGCTTACACCTGTAATGCCTGCACCATTGATATCGCTTGCTAAATTAGCAATTGTTGTGCCTGCTAGTGTAACTGTAACTGTGTTAAGTACAATTTCATCACCATTTGTTAGTGTTGGATTACGTGAGGTACCTTTTACAGTTGCATGGCTAGCCATCCACTTATTACTACCAACTGCTACCCATTCACCTGCGTTAACGCCTGTTGCGTTACCTGATGATTTGTAATATAATTTATTTGAATCAGCTGCTGCATTAATTGCAAAGTCGCCTATTGCGCCTACTGATCCTTTTGGTATTCCTGTTGCAACATTTCCAACTAAGTCAGTAGTTTCAGTAATTACTTTTGTTGTAACTGCTGTAAATGATTGGCCGCCGCTAGTTGTAATAGCTGCACCATTCCATTCTAAAATACCTAACTTGGTGTTTAGTGTATCAAACCACCAAGCACCGTCTGCTGGTTCGCCGCCTGGTGCAGTTGCACTTGCAGCAAGTTCTGATAAATCTAAATCTGCTCTTACAACATATGCTCTGTTGGATACGCCAAGTAATGAGTATGAAGTATTCAGTCCATATTCATTTAGCTCTCCTCCATGAACCATGTTGCCGTTTGCATCAGATTCAAATAATGCATCTCCAAACAAGTCGCCTAATTCTCTTTGACTTGTTACGAGATATGGTTTGCCAGCATTTGCTGCCAATGTTCCTTGTGCAATGCCGCTGCCAGATGCCTTTGTTTTATTTGTCGCTGTTGCAACAAATACCATTGGAACTGTAGCTGCTGCCCCGGGGGTGTA